GATTAAAAGGAGATCAAGATGGTTTAAATGAATACTACCGTCAATTTCCAAGAACAGAGCAACACGCTTTTAGAGATGAAGCAAAGCAATCCCTGTTTAACTTAACAAAGATATACGAACAAATAGATTATAACGAAGACCTTAGAAATACATCGATAATAACCACTGGAAGTTTTATGTGGGAAAACGGTATAAAAGACACTAGGGTAATATTTGTACCAAATAAAAACGGTAGGTTCAATGTTAGCTGGGTGCCTCCTGTGCATATGCAAAACAGGGTTGTAGTAAAAGGTAATACGAAATATCCAGGTAACGAGCACTGTGGTGCTTTCGGATGTGATAGCTACGATATATCAGGTACAGTTGACAAAAGAGGTTCTAACGGAGCCCTGCACGGTTTAACTAAGTTTAGTATGGAAGATGTTCCGCCTAACAGATTCTTTTTAGAATATATAGCTAGACCACAAACTGCTGAAATATTTTTTGAAGACGTATTAATGGCTTGCGTATTTTACGGTATGCCAATACTTGCGGAAAATAACAAACCTAGATTACTGTATCATTTTAAAAGAAGAGGTTATAGAGGCTTCTCAATGAACAGACCTGATAAAAGATTAAACAAATTATCTGTAACTGAAAGAGAGATAGGTGGTATACCGAACTCTAGTGAAGATATAAAGCAAGCACACGCTGCAGCTATAGAATCATATATAGAAACTTGTGTTGGAAGAACAGAAGCCGGTTATGGAGATATGTACTTTCAAAGAACATTAGAAGACTGGGGTAAATTCAATATAAACAATAGAACAAAGCACGATGCTTCTATAAGTTCTGGCTTAGCGATAATGGCTTGTAACAAAAACTTATATTCACCGGTTAGTCCAGTGCAAAAAAAGGTTTACGATTTAGGAATTAAAAGATATGACAATAGAGGTTCTACGTCTAAAATATTAAGATAAATGAAAATACAAACAAATACCGATAGTTCTTTCCCTAACCAGGTTGTTAGCGACGAAGTAAAAGCTAGTTACGATTACGGCTTACAAGTCTCTAGAGCTATTGAACAAGAGTGGTTCAATCAAGGAAGAGGTAATGGTAATAGATACTTAAATAATTGGAATAGTTTTCACTCGTTACGTTTATATGCAAGAGGAGAGCAATCTATACAAAAGTACAAGGACGAATTATCTATAAACGGTGACTTGTCTTATCTTAATTTAGACTGGAAACCAATACCAGTTATATCAAAGTTTGTTGATATTGTTGTAAACGGGATGTCAAATAAAACTTATGAAATAAGTGCATTTGCTCAAGATCCTTTCTCTGTTAAAAGTAGAACTGATTACGCTGCGGCTGTTGAAAGAGACATGAACACTAAAGAAGCTCTACAAAACATACAGCAAAACTTAGGCATGGACTTTTCTATGACAGGTGACTTAGAGGCTTTGCCTCAAAGTAAAGAGGAACTTGATATTCACATGCAAATGACTTATAAGCAGAACGTGGAGATAGCTGAAGAAGAGGTTATAAATAATGTTCTTTCATTTAACAAATACAATGAAACAAAAAAACGTTTAGCTCACGATTTAACAACCATAGGTATTGGAGCTGTTAAAACATCATTTAATAAGTCAGAGGGTATAGTTACTGATTATGTTGACCCTGCTAATATGATTTATTCATATACAGAAGATCCAAACTTTGAAGACATATACTACGTAGGTGAGGTGAAATCTATATCTTTAGCGGAACTTAAAAAACAATTTCCATCATTATCGGCGTCAGAATTAGAAAAGATACAGGATATGCCTGGTAATTCTCAGTATGTAACAAACTGGGGTAATTACGATGAAAATACTATTCAAGTTTTATACTTTGAATACAAGACATATTCAGATCAGGTATTTAAAATAAAGAAAACGGATCAAGGATTAGAAAAAACATTAGAAAAACCTGATACATTTAATCCACCAACTAATGATAACTTTGAAAGAATATCTAGAACAATAGAAGTTTTATATACCGGAGCAAAAGTATTAGGTACAAATATAATGTTAGAATGGAAGTTGGCTGAAAATATGACTAGACCAACTGCTGATACTACAAAAGTGATGATGAATTACTGTATATCTGCACCTAGAATGTACAAAGGACGTATAGAGTCTATAGTTAGTAAAATTACTAGCTTTGCTGATATGATCCAAATAACACACCTTAAACTACAACAAGTGATGTCTAGAATAGTACCAGATGGTGTATTCTTAGATATGGATGGTTTAGCAGAAGTTGATTTAGGTAATGGCACAACATACAATCCAGCAGAAGCATTAAACATGTACTTTCAAACAGGTTCTGTTGTAGGTAGATCGTTAACTCAAGATGGTGAATTAAATAGAGGTAAAGTACCTGTGCAAGAATTATCATCTTCAAGCGGTCAAGCCAAAATACAAAGTTTAATAGGTACATATCAGTACTATTTACAAATGATAAGGGATGTGACCGGACTAAATGAAGCTAGAGATGGTAGCGCTCCAAATAAAGATTCATTACTAGGTTTACAAAAAATGGCAGCTAATGCTTCTAATATTGCAACTAAGCATGTGTTAGACTCTTTACTTTACTTAACTGTTAGAACTTGTGAAAATATAAGTTTAAAAGTAGCTGATGTTATTGAAAACCCTTTAACTGAAAATGCTTTGACAAACGCTATAAGCACGTTTAATACAAAAACTCTAGAAGAATTAATTAATTTGCAGCTTCATGATTTTGGTATTTACTTAGAACTAGAACCAGAGGATGAAGAAAAAGCTTTATTAGAGCAAAACATACAAGTTGCTTTACAAACACAAGCGATAGCCTTATCTGACGCTATAGATATTAGAGATATTAAGAATATAAAGCTAGCTAATCAGTTCTTAAAGATGAGACAAAGTCAAAAAATAAAAAGAGAACAAGAACAGCAGCAAGCCAATATTCAAGCTCAAGCACAGGCAAACGCAGAGTCTGCAGAAAAAGCTGCTATGGCTGAAGTGCAAAAACAACAAGCACTAACCCAAGAGAAGGTAAGTATAGAGCAAGCTAAGTCACAGTTTGAAATACAAAGAATGCAAACTGAAGCTCAAATAAAAAGAGAGTTGATGGCTGAGGAGTTTAATTATCAGCTTCAATTAGCTAAAGCTCAAGCTGATGTTCAAAAACAAAAAGAAGCTGCTACGGAAGATAGAAAAGATAAGAGAGTTAGAATACAAGGAACACAACAATCAGAATTAATAAATCAAAGACAAAATGATTTGCTACCTACGGATTTTGAATCCGCTGGTAATGATAATCTAGGTGGTTTTGGACTAGAACAGTTCGAGCCTAGGTGATACTAAACAATTATTTAATTATATTATATTATGTCAGAAGTAAAACAAGAAGGGGATTTTAAAATTAAATCCAAGAAGAAAAGTCCTAAACAGTTAGGCAATCAGTCTAACGAACCTATAAAGGTTAATATAGATGAAGTAAAAGAGCCAGTAGCTGAAGAAGTTGCTAAGGTAGTAATACCAGAAGTTAAAGAAGATGCTATTGAAGAACAAGTTGTAGTTGTTAACGACGCAGCAGAAGAAAAGCAAGAGGATGGTATTATAGAAATTGTAGACGAAGGCGACGATACTCCTCCAAACGATCAATTACAGGCAGCTGCTGAAAAGTATAAGCAGGTAGCTGAACAGAGAGTGTTACCGGAAAACATAGAAAAACTTGTTACATTCATGGAAGAAACAGGTGGATCAGTAGAAGACTATGTTAGACTAAACGCAGACTACTCAAATGTTGATGACAAAACACTATTAAAAGAATATTACAAACAAACAAAACCTTATCTTGAATCAGATGACGTTAGCCTACTATTGGAAGACTACGATTACGATGAAGACATAGATGAGGAAAGAGATATACGCAAAAAGAAACTTGCGTTTAAAGAAGAAGTTGCAAAAGCAAAAGGCTTTTTGGAAAATACCAAGAGTAAATATTACGACGAAATCAAGTTGAGACCCGGCGTTACTCAGGAACAGCAAAAAGCAATGGAGTTTTTCAACCGATATCAAGAAGATCAGAAGATAGCTGAGCAACAGCATTCGGACTTTAAATCAAAAACAAATGATTACTTTACTAATGAATTCAAAGGTTTTGACTTCAATGTAGGTAAAAAGAAGTTTAGATATGGTTTACAAGATCCAGGTAAGGTTGCAGAGAGCCAATCAAGTATTAACAATTTCGTAGGAAAGTTTCTTGACGAAAGCGGTAATGTAAAAGATACGAAAGGTTATCACAAGGCTATTTACATCGCTTCAAATGCTGACAAGATTATTAATCATTTTTATGAACAAGGAAGAACAGACGCTACTAAAGAAATAGTTAACAAGTCTAAGAATCCTAGCTCAGAGCCAAGACAAACTAGTTCAAGCGAGTTCGTAAATGGGATAAAAGTTAAGTCAGTAAGCGGCTATGATTCTTCTAAACTTAGAATTAAAACAAAAAAATTTAACTAAAAAATTAAAAAATTATGGCAAATGTAAGCCCAGCGTTTGGAAGTTTAATTCCAACGCCAAAAAAACAAGCCTTAG